ACATTGTCGCCCTCTGTTGTCCATTGAGCTTTATTTATAATCATTGCCATCTTATTATATCATCTGTTTATATCAATATTTGAAATTTACTGCGAAGAACGGCCCTCTCCTTGAGGGTTACGGCCATTTATGGTAGATGGAGAATCTGAGTTATTATTGGTTCTTTCTCTATTTCTTTCTCTGTTCCCCGCTAAATTTGCCCTAGCATCAGTAGCCTGTCTTGGACTCATGATAAAGGGTGAGTCGCCATCAGATCTTTGTGGCAAATCTAACTTTTCACGAGCCTCATTTGGCGTCATGACCTGTGTTTTTACATATCTTTCTAAAATCTGAGACTGTGCAATCTCATCTGTGAGAGTTAGCTCATTGAACTTTAGCTCCAAAACGTCTGTCTTTTCTTTAACAATCTTATTAACCATTTTTTCTAGATATCTTTGGGCTGGCCTAGAGACCTGCTCCTTAAATGTACGATCTTGAGAAATAGCGGCAGCAATCGCAGCAGAATCTGAACCACCAAGTTTAGAGATTGGAACCTGATGAGCAATTAAAATATCATCTCTGTTTTGTTTGCGATACTCTCTAAAAGAACCTTCTTGAACCCCATTCTCAATAGGCTCCATCTTAAATTCAACCTTATTGTTTTCTGTATCTCCTGGAAGCGGAATGTACAGAGTTCTATGAGACTGAGACTTCAGTCCAGTCTGCAAAAATCTAAACATCTTGTCTTCTGCATCGGCAGACAGCTTTGCACCCTTGACTGTGATGACATATCTTGGTACTGCTTTATTCTCAAAGTAATCAATATTATATTGAGAAGAGAGCTGGTCTCCAATTAAAGAAGGCAAGGCCGCAAGAATATCTGGAATACCGTAGAAGGTGTTTAGCGGAGAGTATTGCTTTAGATGAATAATCTCGTTTGGTCTTGTATCTGTGCCCATTGGATTAGGATTCTTGGCATTGAAGTTTCTAAAATAAACCATCTTGTTTCCAATGATTTGGACAAAGCCATCACGAAGACGACGCACACGCACAGTAGTTGCTGGTATATGACCAACATATCCAATTTCTCCATTAACCTTACGACCTACCTCAATAAAGCCATTTCCAACAGACTGAAGATCTGTGTATACCTTTTCCATGGTTGTGGTAAAAGAGTCATCATCGTTTAAGGATTCTATCCAATCACGAAGCATAATCTTTGCTCTTTCAATTCTATTTCTTGCCCTGTCGACCATACCCTGATCTTCATTCATCTCAAAACTGAGCATTGTTCTGTCTGTGATATCAAACCTATATCCAAGACCAACAACATTTTCTACCTTGGCATCAATAGCAGCGTGATTAGCGAAGTTTGTATCATAAAAATTTGCTAGCTCATACATGTTGTATGGTGGAGTAATTACATCAAATAGTCCATAGCCATTACGATATACCGTCCCAGGATTTATTTGTTTTGATTGTGCGTCATCTCCAGATGGATTTGCGCTAGCAGAATCTAGATACCCTGGATTATCTGTTACTGCCTTTACTATAGTTCTTGTAGTTCTGCGACGAAAGTTATTATCCAACCCGCTCAGACCTTTTAATTCTTCCCAAGATCTAGCAAAAGGATCGTGCCCAGCAAAAGCGCTTGCCTCTTTGTATTCTGTATTTAAACTTGCTTGAATATATTCAAACTCATCATTCATTTTCGTATGCTTCTCTTCCGTGTGTTTTCAAAGTTTTTTGAGCGTCATGTATTGCCCCAAGATCATTAACGTTAGGGATAAGCCCTTGATTCATTCTGTCTTTCATTTCTGAATACTGCTCTTCTGATACTCGATTAAGGCCAGGCACAAAAACGCACTGCCCTTCTCCATCGTCTCCATAGTAAATAGCAGCCTTCTTCAGTTCTGCTATCTTTCCAATGTCATTTCTCATTGCCGGAATGTTCAAAACGCTACCATTCCCATCGCTAAACCACTTTCCATTAGACTTCTTGTAAACATAAAGACCCCAGTCATAACTCTTGTCAATAACTTTGCGTCTAACATTTTTTACAATAGGCTTACCAGTTTTAGGGTCAATTAAAGAGTCCATAGCCACAAGTATACCAGATTAGGCTGGTGTTCCAACAATTGTGGTCCACACGGTGTCATTATATATTCTAAGCTTGTCTGCATCTACCGTCAAGCCTTCGTCATCGTCAATAATAATTTTATTTGTACCAATATATGTGTTATAAACACTTACTGGGTTGACGCCATACAGATCAGATGAGCCGATAACCAATACGCCTTCCCACGTTGCATTATTCTCCCAATATTGCCATGGGAAATTTGTTACTCCATCAGTTATCACCTGTTGCCATGGGCGAGTAAGGGTCTTTTGAATTTCTGATAGGTTGGTAGCCTGATAGTAAGCAATATTATTAAATACAAAAGGACCATTTAGATTTATGGAGCCAAGGAAGTTATCATAAATCAAAGAAGTAGAAAATCCTAGACCAAGAACTCCCCATTCATTTCTTGTAACTACTGGTTCTCTTACTAGCTTTCCGTTCCAATAATATGTTATTCCACTAAATTCTTCGCCCGTGCTTGCCTTTATGGCATAAATTCTTGCACGATCTCCAGTCTCGCTATCTGCCTCAAAATAAAATTTTATTGTATCGGCTTTGTACTTAATATCAAATAGTTCTACTGAGCTTCCTGGAAACTGTCTCTCATCATATCTCATCCACATTTGAACAGCACTTATACGATAATCACCAGCACGAGCAACGTTAATCGGCATGGACAAGCCTCTGTTTACAGAAGGATCGTAATCCCCTCTTACCTGTATGCCAGATGTTCTTGTCATGTACAGATATGGAGTGCTGCCCTTGTATATGCTGTAAGGATTTTTTGCTTTGTAATCGAAGTATATTCCAGACCTCTTGAATGGAAACAGGTCAATACCAAACCTAGTTCCAATAGGATTGAAAGAGTTATCGTTAAATGCCTGTGATGCTAACTCTAGTCTTTTTAGTTTTATTGGTTTTGTTAATATCCCTCGAATTTTAAAATCTAAATGATAAACAATTGCAAGCTCATTAAAATCTATGTTCTCTTGAGGATAAATTAATGTGTTATCGACAACCTCAAACTTTGTTGTTGGCCAATTTGGAAAGTCGTTAATATCAATTATGGATCCTTCTCTGGCGGTTCTTATGGTTGTAAAATCTGATCTTGGAGCGTTGGCACCATCTTCGACATACTGAAAAGTAATAAAGCTTCTAACAGATGCATCTTCTGTATCATATTCGTAATACTTTTCCGTCTGCCCTGCCATTTGAGAATAGCTTTCCCAGCCAGTAAATAAATAATTATCTAATTGAGCATAGGTTTTTTGTGTAGGATATTCATACTCGTCTTTTAACCCTTGATATGTCCATGCACTTGTTGTTGCATCTTCTATCAGTTCAGAAGGTTTTGGATATCCTATATTAAACTGTAAGAAATCTAATTCATAAAAAAGATTTCCGCTGCTGTTTTGAACAAATTGACCAAAGTAGGATAGTGGCAAATAATCTTCCCAGTATCCAGATACCCCAATATCTAAAAAGTATGTGTCGTATGCTTCTGTTGGCAAAAGTGTATAGCTTGCAATATATGAAGAAAGATTTGTAGCCGATGTAACATTAGAAATAACAAATCCACTAGTAAAGCTACTGCTAGTCTCATCTAAATTTAAGTCTGTGCAAAAACCAAAAGAATAAAGATTTCCTTCAAATGTATTACTTGAGGTCGTTGCGTCTCCAGAAACATAAAGTTCAAGTCCATTTCTATTTCCAAAGAAGGAAGCAACATTTCCGCCAAACCTAGAAACTAGATCTGGAATATTTAGTCCAGCAGCAAATTTTTGATCTACTTGAATTCCAGTGTAGGTGTAAAGAGAGGTGCTCGCTCCATTATAATATAAACTGTATGCTATTGTATTATTGACCTGTGCTGCCTTAAAATAATTACCATTTGTTTTATTATAAATTTTGAACAGGGTGTCTGTTACATCTGAGACATCTCCTGTATCAAATACTCCGTATATTGCTTTTACCTCCTCGTTTAAAACATTAAAATTAGTAAAATTAAAATATGCATGTACGTTGTTAAAGCTGCTAGTAGGTCTAAAAGTTATAAACTTATCTGATCCAGACTGAATTCCTTGATTGTCATCATAAAGATCTTGTAGAGTTTCATCTTCTATAAATACCGTCGGTAATTGATAGTTGGGTGTTCCTATATAGGTACCAGTTGTTATTAGGTTATCAAAAGATCCTTGATTCCAATTAGCAAAGTCTGGATATGTGTAGTTTGCTGTATAGTCTGCAAAAGAATAATCTATGAATGCTGAAGATCCTCCATATGCAGAATCAATTCCCTCTGGAGACAAAACTGCTTGACCATAAACCCATCTACGCTTTGCCACGGGAACTGCAACCTGATAAGAATAAATAGCAACACAGTCTATTTCAATTGGAGTTACATCAGAGTAAGAATAGAATCCGAGCCAGTCTTGCTCTTTATCTGAATTATCTAATATTTC